AGGGGCTGCGCCTTCTCTTAGGAGTTCCCCAGCCCGACCGAAACCAGTTTTAAGGTAGTCCTTTTGTTCAGCCCAAGGCTCTGTTCTTGTTGTTGATGATCCGCCCATAATTTATTCCTCAATTACCAACTTGATCTGGTTGTGGGTAAGTCAAACCCAAGAATATCTGTATAATCGTATATTTCACCGCTTTCATCACCACCACCACGCGATTCAATGCCGTAGATAGGTTGAAACCCCCAACCAGCATCTTTGTACAGGTCCGTGCCAAATAGAGTCGGTTGTGGCCCAGTCATCCATGACTTACCCTCATAATCCGCATGACGCCACGGTATATCATGGACAGATATGCCGCTCTTACCTTGTACTGTGTAATCTCCGGGGTCTGCAAGAAGACCGCCGAATACAGGATGATATATACCTTGACCACGTGTTTCAGTCGTATAAGGAGTAGAAGTATATGCTCCCGGAGTTCCAGCCCAGTCAGCAAAACTGATATCCCCCATGTTTATACTTCCACCACCGGCATTAAATACAGGAGTACTCCATAAATTCATTCCGGGTTGCCAGCCTTCCACGGATGATCGTCTGGTTGCATAGGTTTCTACAGGGTCGTAATTAGCGCCGTATACTGTCAGAGGAATGCGATAACTACCATATGCCCTATCCGGACCAGTTCCCCCGAACTTACCATGTACCTTGTAAGGATCGCCTGTTACACGCCAGAAGCTGTCACTATTGCTAGTCCCGCGAGCTAAACCCATCATGTGTTCATAATTAGCGAGTAGGCCACCGTAGGTGTCTGGATCATCGCCATTATCCCCGTTATCCCCGTTGTCACCGTTGTCACCGCCATCATCATCAGGCGGTCCTTCAGGTAATGCTCCTGCTGGGGAAAGTAGGCCAGAGGGGTATAAAGGGGTTTGGGCAATCGGATAGACGGGTTGTCTAGCCTCACCTGCTGGAAAATCTAGCACCGGACTAGCGGGTCTACCGGGAGGTGTTTGTGGAGTCCATCCACCGGGTACGTTCATTGGAGCCTCACCACCGTAGTAGTACATTAAATCCCTAAGGGGATAGGTGACATTACCTTCAGCATCTGTTCTTGCACCACCGCCAGTCATGCCAGTGTAATATGTGGGTGTTCCTCCAGCGGCAATAATTGCCGCTCTATCCGCAGGAGTCTCACGTTCTGCCCAAGCTGTCCTAGACCCCGGTGCATAAGCAAGGTTATGTCCAATACCAGCTTGGTTCAGATAGTTATATCGGGGATACATAGACATAGCTTCTGGAACATCCTTGCTGAATCCAAAATCTCCCGGCGATAGAATCTGTGGGTCTACTTGAGGCCAATCAAACAGTCCAGTAGGCGTATCCTGATACAACCCTTGACTTTCCCACCAGTCGTACTGCTCCATATCGCCGGAGTTAGCTCCTCCTCCATCCCAGTCCACCTCAGGCCACAACTTCCTTATATTAGTATCTCCTCCCGGACCACTAATAACAGGGTTAGTTGGAGGCTTTCCACGCACTCCTTTTGGCGGTGAAGGTATTCTATTAGGGTCATCTTTGAAGTAAGGGTTCCTACTGCCGTCTGGTAGGAATTCAGTATCATCAAGACCTCCCCAACTACCAGTACTCACACCATCTACTAAAACACCTAATTCATCATCCCAAGTAACTACTCCCTCAGAACTCTCACCATCATCCGATTGGTTGTATACATCATTAGATGAATTTACATGATCTTCTGCCCAAGAGGTATTGGCTCCGACATCCGCAGTTACTTTCCAAGAGCCATTGTGAATCTTACTTACTAAAGGATTCCCCTGCCCTTGACCCCATTCCCCATCCGCATTCTTTCCGCTCCAATAAGCAATACCAAATATGGCATCATTCATGCCTTGGATGTCGCCAGCAGCCATGTCTGCTTCGAGGCGCTTTATAATGTCGTCTTTCTTATTGGCTGGCCCCTTATAAGAGGAAAGCGGTATATTTGTGCCGGGAAAATTTGCCATTATTGCATCCTATGTTTTAAGTCTTTTGTGTAGACAATATAATTAGATTCCCAATCAGGGAGAAGTTTCTTCCATCCTTTTCTGCCCCATAGTTCCATACCAGAGCAGCCTGTTTTTATTGCGAACGATTCAACCATGTCGTTAAATTCGTACAGCCTAGAGAATTCTGAACCAGCCATAGAGATTATCTTTAGAACTTTCTTCTGAGGGTAGACAGCAATCTGCGTTACCATAATCGAGTGGAGTCCATTATTTTCTGTAGCTATCCATAACTGCATATTTCCATCGGACAGTTCTCCCAAATAATCATCTGTTTCAAGTTCGCCTTCAGTATGCTCTCTCACTCTGTCTAACAGGGGAGCAACTTGATCCCATATGTAGGGGATATCTTCAGGCTGTACGATATTAGCCTTCACAGTTTATTCCAGCTACTTCCGTACCAGTAGATTCCCTCACCTGATCCCGGATTCCAATCTGACCCATCTGCGAATCTGATATCCCCTGTTCTAGGTCTTGCCGGTGCTTCATGTGTTCTTTCAAGCCTGAATGTTGCTTGGTTTAACAGGATATCCCCTAGCCTTTTTAGTTCAGTAACAAGGTATAGCCCCAGACCTTCCGGATTTGCCGGTAATGGGCCGGGTTCATAGTGAGTTACAGACCTTTCTACTCTATCTACATGAGTAGCCATTAGTTCATCTTGGAGCCTCTATTCCCTGCGTTCTTAACGTCAAGAGAATAGCCGTCCAATCTCCATGTTTGGTCCCCGGTAGATTCAAATTTCACACCGATATATTTTCCTGTAACTCTAACTGGAACCTTTGATTGTGAGTCAGGATTAAAGGTATACGGTCCTTCCCATGTAATACTTTCTTCTGTTGACATCTGTGCGCCTACATAGACATTCACAGTATTAGCATCAGAAGATGACATCTTGGGCCAGACAGACAAAATCTTCTTTACTGCTGATGCATTAGGTTGCCCTGATTCATCTACAGTTATTCCGGTCCTTTCAATGTAGGATGTCATGTTAGTGCCATCCTTTGTATTTCCGGTTTCATGCCGGTACATTTTAGTGTCGGTTGCAGATGCCATTACCAGAGATTTACCAGCCGTATTGAAGAAGGACGATGTACCCGCTGTATTCCAATTTAGTGAGTTATTCGCCCATGTACTAGTATCAGCAGACCATGATGCAGAGGATAAGGGATCACCCTCAATGCCATATCCAATCATGGATGTTTCTGGAAGATCACGCTCTGTGAATGTTTGATTGGCCCAATTCCAGACTAGGGCTTTGTCACACTGTACATTTGTGGTATTACCGGATGATACATAACAAGCGTACATCTCTGTATTTCCATAGTCTGCAACTACAAATGCCTTTTCATGCTCATCACCATTCATATTGCCAAACAAATAATCCCTCATCTTATGGGGAAGGATAGATTCAACCTTCATGCCATCATTAATATAGATGTCGCCATTACCAAAAATGAAATGCTTATCTCCAAATTCCGCTACACAGTTTGTAGACAGAGCGCCAATTGTCGGAGATAACTGACGAAAAGCAAATATAAAAGGAGTGCCAACATAGGACATCTGGTAGATAGAATCCTCTTTGTAGATCATAAACTTATCTGTCAAGGGAAGGCCATCCAGTATGGCTCCCTTTGAATCAGCCAATTCATACTCACCAGCATCAACCGTTGCAGAGGTTTCATCCCAAGAGGATGGAACGGTTTGTATAGCTGCTTCTGTTGACCACTTCACTAAATTTGTATACTTAGTGCCAGACTCTGTGATGTTGAGGGAGATCAGAAAAGAGCGAAATGCCTTTATAGATTTACATACAGTAGAGGCGGGCCAGTTAGTCAAGTCTGCCATCCTAGTACCTACAGCAGGTACGCCGGAACTTAACGCCCAGAATTGCGGGTCATCAATACCGTTGGTCATGATGAGAACACCAGCCAAGACAGTAGATACCCAACCTCCTCTGGCTGTAGCATTGTAAGCCCCGGATGATCTAGTTATATCTGTCCAAGTTGATCCATTATGGACATGAATAGCGGCAAGTCCACCAACTATCCAGTAAGACGTAGACCCTGCTACTAGGTTAGTTATGTAATAAGGTGCAACAGGACAGGAAGCCATAACTTCCTTATAGCCGGGGGTCTTCTGAATAGCCCCATGCTCTGCCCTTACATTATTACCATCTGTCCAGACGTTAGGGGGTAGTTGCCAAGAATTTATATCTTTGACAATCCCAATCTGCCCTACTTGGTCAATAGGGATTAAAGCCATGTTAGGGCTTTACCGGCCAGCTAACGGCTGCTACTTCTTCTACGGTGGTTAGTCCTGCCGGAAGATCACGCAGTTCCTGACGATACGCTGCCATTGCATCAGACATGGTTACGTCCTGTAGGGCGTACCAATCTGTAGCAGAAAGATCACGGTTACGGTCTTCTCTTAGTCGTGCAATATCACGATCAAATTGACCGGCTGCCCATGCAGCTTCTTCTGCATCTCTTGCTGCTTCTTCTTCCGGTGTGAATTCGATTCGTACACCGTCTACCATTTTATGTCTTGCCATCTAAATTACTCCTAAAGTTAAGCTATGCCATACATCTGAATTACGCCATCAAAATTGCCACTAGACATCCTGAAAATTACTGCGTCTACGTTTTGAGTATCGTTTATATAGCCTGCGGTAAATCTATCCAGTGTAGAATTATCCGCTGCATACTCATTACTTCTAGCATAGAAGTTCTTTACGTAGGTAGTATTAGAAGGATTGAACAAATGCAATATAGCAACAGTGGACTCATCTGCTCCATTACCAATACTACGATTTAGGAACACATCACTCGTAGATTGGGCAAGATCAGCAGAGGCTTGATAAGCAAGTGAAGTACTTGAGTCATCTTCATAGTGCTGAGCGTAGAAAGTTGTCGAAGTTACTGTCATGCCATAATTAGAACCGCCATCTGTGCTGAATTGACATTGAAAGTGTGCAACATCAGTAGATGGATTTATATCCGTACAAACAAACATATACTCATCGTATGTGCTATCTATACTTGAAGTAAATGCAGATGAACTAGCATTACTGGAAGTATTAGTTGTTATCAGTGTTGGTATACCCATTAGCCTACTCCGTACATTTTTATTACTGCGGCGTCTATATTTCCTGAGGACATGTCAAACTTGACGGCATTTATTGCCGATGTCGTATTTAAGTACCCAGCCCCAAAAAAATCCCATTCTTCATCAGTGTCTCCGGTAGAACTTGTCCTAGAATACCAGTGTTTTACATAGGTCGTATTAGACGGGTTGAATAAATGCAATTCCCCAGATAAATTTTGATCGTTATCATTGCCAAGAGCATAGGTTAAGAATGTAGGTGTTCCGTTTGCTACATCTCCAGCGGCGTAATAAGCAAGATTGGTACTACCATCATCTTCAGTATGGTAGCCATAAAAACTTGTAGTCGTCATATTTGTAAAATTACTCCCACCATCTACACTACCTTGAAATCTAAAAGTTTCACCATCTGACGCAGGATGTACGTTTATGAACTTAAAAATATAAAGTTTGTAGGTACTATCTATACTTGAGGTAAAGGAAGATGCGGATGTACCACTGGTAATGGTATTAGTTGTTATCAGTGTCATTGCCATTTTACTTTACTCCCCACATTTTTATCGTGGCATCAAAGTTTCCTGAAGACATATTGAATCTAACTGCATTTACAGCACTGGTGTGATTTATATAACCCGCTACAAAATTATTGGAAGCCCTATCTTCATTTTGATGCTGTGTATTTCGAAATAGAAAATGCTTCACATATGTTGAAGATGAGGGGTTGAACAAATGTAACATTCCAGCACCAGATTCATCTGCACCATTACCGATACCGGGCATAAGTATTGTGTCCGTTTTATTAGTACCTAGTGGACGATCATAGGATGTTTGGTAATCAAGAGCAGTCGCTGTCGCGCTTGTTTCATCATCGTGGTAAGCATTAAAATGGGTAGTAATCCAACCGCTGGCTGCGTCAGTGGTAGTAAGATAATTACTCCCACCATCTACTGAAGCATTCCATTGAAAAAATACATTACCATCAGTTGCTGGATTAACATTATAAAATCCGAAAATATATTCCCCATAAGTTGAGGTAATTCCAGACGTAATTGCTACTGTTGTTACGTTAGAATGATCCGTATCATAAAGTAGCACTACATCTCCTGTAGATACTCCAGCGGTTCCCATTAATGCAGCTTTAAATGCTCCTAGTGGCATAATATTATCCTCACTTCATATCCGTTCCGGCAGCAAAGCCGTACCAGATTGTTCCAGCGTCTACCGTT